GCCGCCCCAACCCTCCCCTGCCATCTTCGCGAACCTCCTAGCGCTCACTCCCTCCAGTAGCCTGAGAGTTCCATCCTCGTTAAGTCAAAGGGATCTCGCAGATCACGAAATGCTGCCTCTAACAACCGCTGATGGTCCACTTCAACGCCCATAGCTCGTGCGAACTGGTCTCGACAGGTGTCAGAAATAGGTAGGGGGTCGACGTTTAAGAGAGATTTATCACCGTCAAGGCAGGTCTGGTATCGCCAGTCGTCTAACAGATGGAAATGCGCTGAACCGGGCCCTAGCAAGCGCAACATCTTCTGAAAGTACTCTTGGAGAACGGGCACCCCGCGCGCTAGGTGTGCTTCACACATCACCACTGCTCGCAGAAACTTCCGTCCCCCCACCGGCTCTCCCAAGTGCTTATGGGATATGAAGGCACGCCCCAACGCCCGGGCATGGTCCCTCACCATCACGCCTCCGCCGGTGGTTAGTATCGGATGGGATTGACCAAATTTGATTCCAACGAACTCACTCGTGCTGAACTCGAAAGTGAGTACGTGTCCACACAGAGTGAAGAAATCTCTAAGTGATCGTTCCGCATTCTCAACATTACTCGCATCAATGATAACCACAGCATCATCACCGTCCACAACGAACTCGAACGGGTAACCGCGATCTTCCAAAGATGCCACCAACATCAAAAGCATCTGTAGGGAATTTCCACCCCCAGTGTTAACATCACCTGAAGCCCTGCCACCAAAAAGACTATATTTAACTCCAGAACGTGTTCGCCCCTTCATCGTTAATTGTTTGTCTAATAGCGACCGGAACTCCCGGGACTTATTCCACCGTCGGTATACTAATCCCTCCAGCCTCTGCATCTCCTCCCTTACATGGGCGTCAAACCGTGAGCAATCTATGCCGATCGCATATGGATTTTTGAATTGCGACCACTTGTGCTTCAAAAGAGCATAGCGTTGTGGTCCATTCAACCCTTTAGCAATCACACGACTTGGTTGCTGGATTTTCTGGCATTTTAAGGATTTCAGACTCAACAAACGATGTTCACACGGCAAATAGTGAGACATAAAAACAGCATTAAACTTGAAGCTTCGGAACTGAATCATACGTGGTGCCTTAGCCTCAGCAGCGATGTCTAATTTCTCGGCCTTAACAAAGGCTTCGAGCCGAAAATCATCACTACTAAGTCCATGTACTTTAAGCTCCTCGACCGCTCGCTCATACCGCAATCGTTTTGCCCCCCCGTAAGCCTTAGGAACATCGTCTAGAGCCATTGGGGTGATCTCCCCATAGTCCAGTTTCCTAGCTACCCGTCGTGCCACAGCCCGACATCTCTTTCTTCCAACCTCATCTACCGGTCCAACCTCCATCAAAACCCGTCCAGCGAGTCCACGAACCTCATTATGGACACAACCGCGATGTATTAACATAGGAAATCTAAAACCAGCTGGCTGGTAAGCACAAAAGAGGCGTCTAGGGTCGGAATAGCTAGGACAGGCACCTACTTTCCTCCAGTCCAGTTTGGCTCCGTCCCGAATTTTAGCATGATCGAAAGAATCGGGACAGAACCCTGGTATGAAGAAGGGCCATTCCTAACCACCCCACGAAGGTTTGGCGGAAAACAGGCTGGTTCCAGTACCACCCAGGCCTAAGCCCGGATCCCCATTTAGAACCCGCCCAATACCAGACCAGAGGGAGGGAGAATGCGAGAAGGAGGACTTGAGGAGCGATCCGCTTAACTCGATAGCGTCGCGGGCTGAGTATTTACCAAGCACCCGGTAGGCCGCTTCTTCATTCTCAGCAATTTCCATAGCCGAAGCCACAGAAAGAGCCACGAAAGTGTGGGCGAATTTCCAGTAATGCTCGGGTAACTCCTTTACCCAGCGTTCAGCTCGGGCTTTCACTGTGAGAAGCAGGGCATGATCCCGTTTTCGCAACACAACAAAAGTCTTCAAGCTCGCTACCAAATCATAGCAGAGTAGACCCTCGGACGTTCCAAGTAGTAGAACATCCTTGTCAACT